AATCCTCCTGTTCCGTTTTCCCGGAAGTTATTATCAATGGAACGGCTGACTGCCGCCATAGTATCCATTACTTTAGCCTCGTGGCCTGCACGTCCTCTTGTAACAAGAGCAACGTGGTTTACGTTTGTGAAGTCAGGAACTTCAAAATCATAGTCAGGAGAGTCTGAGACTTTCCATATAGCCTGAAGTCCGATTGAAAGCTCGCGCTTTCCGTTTACATAGTCATTGTAAGCTCCCCTGTCATCAAAGATAAGGTCATTTTCAACATAGACATTTCCGTCTTTAAGAGTAACAAGACCTGCCAGTCCTCCGGCACGTCCTACCTCATACTCTTTTCTGTTGTCAGGAGTAATGTCTACATCAGGGTGATTGTTTGCAAGCGGGATATAATTGAAGTCCTTGAGGTGTTTTACAATAGCCTCAGGACGTCGGTATACTCTGAATACCTTCTGATTACGTTTTTCCTCAGGCAATTCATTCAAAAGCTCTTCAGGAACTTCGTCCCTTGTGTAGAGCTGAATACCTGAGCGTAACATTCTGCATTTTTTGATGGCAATATAAGGCTTTGAGCCGCAGTCGTCGGCTTCTGTCTCATATACCTCATTTCCGTCGTGAATACGAACTACCATAGTATTATTCTACTCCCTTAGTATAGATATTGTCAATAACTACCGTTAGTTAGGCATTTCGAGCTTTCTGTATGCGCTCGAAACTCTTTCCACCTGAAGCTACCTTCTCATGCTGTCTCTGTTCAAGACGACTTCCGTAAGAGTGCCCCTTACCGTCATCATCCTTCTTAGGCTTTGGCGCGGTTGTACCACCGGAAGCAGGGGAAGGATTGCTGGCCGCATTCTCTGTCTGCTTAATCTGTGCACGGAGGAGCTCCATTTCAAGCTCGTGCTTTTCATCAGCCTGAGCGTCAAGTTTCTTCTGACGGCCTTTGAGCTCTTCAATAACGTCTGAGTCAATAGGGAAGTCAGTTTCACCGACAGCAGCTGCGATTGCAAGAGCGTCACCTGCAGGCATAAGACCTGATACCTCATTGAAGTATCCTTCAGTCATTTTCTTGAAGAAGTCAGCCTTCTTAGCTGCATCTGTAAGAGCTGGGTTATCAAATTCGATTGTGGTGTATGGAAGCCACTTCATAACATCACGGTCAACACCGAGGGCGTCGATAACGATAAGGTATGTGATGTATCGAAGCTGTTTTGCAACATCCTTATGAATATACTTAATAGCTTCCCACTGCTTTTCAAGAGCACCTTCTGTTGTATCTCCTGAAGAGAAAGCTCCACGTTCAGAAGACAGAATAAGCTCTTCAGGGATGTTAGCCCTTGCACAGAAGTCCTGACGGATAAGTCGCATAAGTTCAGGAACTTCCTTGAAGTCTCTCTGAATAGCCTGAAGGTTACCAATAACATCAAGATTGATTGGGTCATCAACAGCAGAAGAGTGACGCACGCGGATTGTGTCCTGATTTGCAACCTCGTCAAGGATAAGCTCACCTTCGGTTGCGAGTACTCCGTCTACGTTGATTGTACGCGCCAGAATAGACATCTGGTTAATCATTGTAGGGATTGTGCTCATTACTGTCATATAGTTGAGTACACTCTCGTACCAGCCGTTCATATCTGAGATACCCCATCCGAGGGTCATAATGTTTCCAAGATAGCCTGCCTGTGGAGCTGTTACAACACGTGCACAGCGGTCACCTGAGACATCGCATCCAAGGAATGGAATGAAGTACTCTTTAGGGTTGAGGAAGTCAGCTGCTGTAGGGTTCCACTGTGGAATATGGATTACGTTCCAGCGGTCAAGGGTTACGAAACGGTCAATACAGTTCTTCTTAACAATGCCTGCTTTAAGCAAAGCCCTCATAGGAAGGTGCATAGAAACAGGCGAGTCTTCCTTGAACATAGGGAACATCAGTGAGCCGCCGTAAACCAGTGACCAGTTTGTAGCCTGTGCAATATGGTCAGCAAGGTCATGCTTAATCATGTTGTCACGTATTCTGTCCATCCACTCAGGTTTGAAATAAGGGTTACGGATACGAACTCCGTTTATAAGGATTGACTGTGATTTCTTTTTAATGATAAGTTCAGGGATACCTTTCTGAGAGTAAATAGCATTGGCTTCTCCCGGAGATATCCATACGTTTGGAACAATCTGAAGGTCGTGAGCAGGGTCAGTTCCGGGCATACCGGCGCCGCTTGTGTAGTTTCCTACATAGCCGTCGCCAAATCCCTGTGGGCCCGGTGCTGCACGAGGAACACCAAGACCGGGCATAATGTCTGATACACGAGATATTACTGAGCCTTTTGAGTGATATGAGTTTAAGATAACAGGGGTGAGACGTGAGTGCACACGGTCTCGCACCTCTGTTGCCGACATTACATCAGGCATAACCTTTTTAACGTTCTGAAGCTCTGCGTTTGCAATTTTAAGGTTAATGCTCTCCTGAGTTTTCAGTGGCATAGCCTTAAACGAGTCCGTATTACGAACTATGGTAACATTATCCTTTCTGTAGTTAGACGTCCCTGATTTTTCAATCTGACGCCATACGTCATTGTTATATGCCATTTGAACCTCACAGAAATATGTGCCAAATACAGGCACTCTATACTAATTGTACTATTGTAAATGCCATAAGTCAAGTTACGTCGTGAAGCTTAAAATACTCTAGCTCTCTGTGAGAAGGATGTCCATGTCGCCTAGGACACTCTGTAAGTGGAGATGGTGCCTTTTGATATATACGTGTTGCAACGAAATTTTTCATAGTTGTCCACCTGACACTATATTCTCTAACAAGCGACAAAACCGAACTACCAGACTTATACTTTGCTTCAATATCACTCTGATACTGCCTCAGTTTAGTGTAGTATGGTATCTCACCTTTCTGCCTTCCTATCCTCTTTCTCTTAGCTCTTGCCACTGCAATTCCCTGTTTTGTACGCTCGCTTATAAGCTCACGCTCTATCTGAGCAGACAGTCCGAAAGCAAAGAGCAGGACAGAGGATACAATATCGCTTGGATTGTCCGGGTTAAGGTCGAAGTTATTTTTGATTGCAATACACCTTACCTTCTTTTCCTTCAGCCCAGATATGATGTTGAATACCATTGCAAGACTTCTTCCGAGCCTCGACAGCTCGGTTATGACAAGAGTGTCTCCCTCCACGAGCCTTTCAATCAGCTCTCCGAGACTCCTTTTCCTGTAGTCAACCGTACCACTTTTCTTCTCCTCAACCCACTCATCAACCTTAAACTTCTCGCTGATTGCCTTCTTCTGATTTTCTGTGTTCTGCTCTTCCGTGCTTACACGTATGTAACCATAAACCATATTGTTTCCTCCTTATGGCAGTATAAGTCATTTATCGGAAGAAAATCATAAACTATATAAAATATTTAGTTAAATTAAACGGACGGAAGTACGAAACAATTGACACAATATTCGTATTTAAGTTCTTTAGATAAAAATTATGTTAGACAAAATGTGTTCTTTAGAAAAAATAATTGTATTACTTTTTATATGGTAGATAAAAACACCGAAGGACTTCCAAACATTACAGATGCTAAAAATGATGATAGATTTGGAACGGTAATGTTCACCAATAACAATCAAAATAATGGACAATGCACTGCATTACTTTCAATAGGCTATTATATTGAAGGTGGATATGGTGTAAGAGTTCGTTATTACAAGGGTTTTTATCTTTATAATGGTGTAAGCATATTGTTTTCTACTTGGAGCGAGTTATAAAACTATATGATTAAATATATAAGAAACATATATTTACAGTAATATCTGATGCATTACTTCCGTCTGCTATATTTCTTACTCTAAAAAAATTTTCTGCAAAACCTACTATTTTGTTATCATAATTTAAACAAAAGCAATTTCTAATCTGATTATAATTAGTAATTGGAGCACCAATATCTGCAATGAAAAAGGCTCCGTTATTGTCAGTTGTAATACTTTTTATTAAGCATTTTATATTATCTCTTTTAAGTCCGTCCGCATAGATTGTATAGTCACTGCTACTCAGCACTACCGGATTACCAATAATAATAAACTGTGTGCCGTCAAAAGCAAGTTCAAGAGTGGTGTAAGCCTGCAAATATTTATAAACACCAGTCGAAACTTCGGATGCGACAAAGTTTGCAAGAGAGCCGTTTTTTCCGACTTTTACAGGTGTATTTACGCCATTATAATTTAAGACTAATCCTGTGACAGTATCTGTACCAACTAAATCAGCTGTAAACATAATACGCACTGTACTTCCTGCACGAAGAGGAGCACCGTTTACAACTCTAGAAGCAGCCATAACAGTCATAGAGTCTGTTGCCTGCGGAATAACATTGAAACAACCGTTTGAGTAGTTTACACTTACTTTATCACCTGCAAGCCATAACGCGCCTGACGCCTTATTTCCTGAAGCGTTACATATAGGGCCTGAGATACTTCCAACCTGCATAATCGGGTATGAAATATAACTGTAGGCATTTCCTGTACCTGTATACTCAATCTCGTAGCAGCCTTCAGGAGCAAGAGTAAACGGAACAGTGAGCTGGTCATCCTCAAAATAGTTCACTTGGTCAGAAGAATAAATTGTCATTGGCTGAGGTGCAGTTCCGGCGGTGTTTCCGTTGGCAAAGGCTACTACTACAGTCATTCCGTCAGAGAGCTCATCCCCGTCAGAAAGAGTAACCTGTTTTACATAGTCAGCTGCAGCTGACGGGCAGGCACCTGTGATGGTACATCCTGCCATAGTGTAATCAACACCGCCTACGTTCTGTCTTAATAGCTTTGCCATAGTGCTTACGTTCTCCTTTCAGTTGAACCAGTTATCCAGTCACATTATAAATCCTTATCTGTTTTCTGTAAAGGCTCTGCCCTCAATCCTTGTATATCCTGCTCCTACGCTCGATACAGCTGCCAGACGTTCTTCCATTTCCTCAGCACCTGCTCTGAATGACGCGAGGTGAGACATAATACCCTTTCTGATGTCCTTAAACTCAGGCAGAATAAGAGCTAGGTATGAGCACACGTACCTTGCACCGTCTATATCGTGGATAGGCGAGTTAGGGCCGACACCTTTAGGGATTTTATTATCCTTACCTCTGCTTGCAGTAGAAAACGCTTCAGCGACTTCCCTTGCCTGTGAGTGTATCATAATACGTCCCTGAGCACACAATTTGGATATGAGGAAGCACGAGTCTTCAACAAGAGGGGATTTTGAACGGTGGATGATGTGGACATCATTCCTTCTCAAATCGCGTGCAAAATGCGGGTACTGGTCTTTAATCGTAACATCAGGAAGCCAGAAAATATCTTGGTCAGGGAAATCGTATCTGTAAATATTCGCCATATCGTCAGGGTCTGGAAAGTCGTACCTTTTGATACAGTGCAGCGTTCCGTTCCTTGCAACCCACGCAGAACCTCTGTTGTAGCCTGAGTTGAAGTCCTGACCGATGTAGACTCTTTCTCCTCTTCGAAGCTCCAAATCCATATCGCTTTCAGGAGCAAAGTTCTTATCCCAGTCAAAGCCGGGAATAACACGTCCCTGAGTAACAGAGAGGAACGCACCTTCCATATATACCTTTCTCTCAGTTTCTGTAAAGTTTTTCCAAAGGTCTAGGATATACTCTTTCGGGAGGTACCAGTTATCCTGAGTGCGTGCCCGGGTCAGAACAAAACCGATGCCTGACTTTTTATAGTGACAGTAGAGGCGGTAAAAGCCCTTCATTCCCTGTGCCGTAGAAGCAGACATAATGTATGGAGAGCGATGGTTTGGCATAATCTGACGTACACGCTGGGAAACAGACTTCATAGCCTCAATCATTACGTCCTCAGGTAATTCGTCCACCTCGTCGCAGTTTTTGCAAAAGCCTTGTGAGGTCAGGAACTCGTGGCAGTCCTCTACTGTAATGTCATAGACTGTCCTTGTGCCACCTGTAATAGTTAACACAAGACTGCGAACAGCATCTAGCGTTCTTGTTACGAGACTCGAATGTCTTTCCACATACGGCACAGGTAAGATTGTACTTAGCTTTCTTTTGGATTGTGGTAAGTCCATTTCTCCACGCCCACGCATCTCTACACTTCTGAGAGCAGAAACGAGCAGTCGGCTTGATAGATGTGAACATCTTTCCACAATTCTCACAAGCCACTTCGTGTCTAGAACTTCTGCGTGTCTGCACTTGTGGAACATACTCAAGAGTGCCGAGGTATCGCTGTACAATTCTTTGAGCGATATTTCTACAGTGTTCTGAGCACGTGTAATACTGTCTTCTTCCGACAGTACCTTCAAAATGTGTTCCGCATACATCGCATACAAGCGTACCTTTAGACTCAGGAGTGACATTGCCGCCGTGCTCTTTCCCGTGGTATGTACTGTGTTCAGTTTTTGACAGGCACTCAAGATTTTCAATAGAGTTATTAAGAGTGTTCCCGTCTTTATGGTGTATGACATATCCTTCAGGGATTGACCCATATTCTTTTTCCCATATAGCCCTATGCAGCGGTTTATGGCTTTTACTCCAGTAGTAACAGCTTCTGTCGTGACGAGGACTGTCAGGATATCTGTAATAGCGAACTCCGTCGAAATCGACAATGTCAGCTTTAAGTGCAGTACCTTCTGATTTAATTCTTCCCATAGCTTCACCTTCTTTGCAGACACAGAGTAAATACCCTGTCTCTTAATGTCTTGAAGCTCTGTGTAGCCACCAACTGCAGCAACGCTGTGGTCAGGAGTTCCGATAAATCCGCGACGAGCAATAACCTTCTTCTTTCCCTGATTGATATGACGGATTACTCTTCGCCATCCATATCGGGTAAGTACTGTATCGCCTACGGAAATATCCTTAAGCTTCTTATACAGTATATCACCGCTCGTCAACTTCGTCAATATTTTGGTACCACCGTCCAAACAAAGTGCACAGTACACAGACTGACCGAAAATCTTTCCCGGTTCAAGCAGCTGCACGAGTACTACCTGTACTGTTCCTACTGTAAAGATGTGGTTCTTTGTGTCTTCGTGATATGGGGTTTTAGAGTTATCAAGATATGCTCTGAAGTCAATGAGGAAAGTCTGCTCAAGGTGTGCATAGGTGTAACCTGCAACTATAATTTTAGCATACAGTCCACCCTCGTCCTTGTCTCCGTCAAGCTCCTCTATAATCTTTAATGCAGAGATAGCTAAAGAACGGGTCTTACCACAACCATATCCGCCAAGCAGAAAGTGCCATCTTATGTCAGGAAAGAGATTTGGAGACTGTACAAAGCGCTCTTGATGAGGCAGGAGTAAAACGGTATTTTCACTCATTATTTACCCTCCACAGAAACGAGAGCCATCATAAGCTCTTCCCTCTGTTCAGGGGTCATATCTTTTATGCTGTCAGTAAGATTACTTCCTGTAAGCTCTTTATTCTTTTCATTTCGTTTCTTGGCTTTTGCAGCAACGTCTTCTTCTGAGTCTTCGCTTCCCATAGCCATCAAAGCTGAGTCATCACCTGTTCCGTGATTGACCTCAACTTCCTTAAGCTGTTCCATTTCTTCTCTGGTCAATGCCGTGAAGAAAAAGTTTAAGGTAGACTCTTCATTATCGGTATTGTCTTCAGCTGTGAGCGACATAAGCTCTCGCCTCATAGAGGCAGCCTTAAGCTGCATTGAAAGAGCGTCCTTGTCATTACCTACCTGACTCTTTTTCTTCTTTCCTTTGCCCTGTGTACGACCGTCATCACCTTCGTAATCGTCCCAGTTCTCCCCGTCATTTCCTAGTTTTGAGGCAGCATCATAGATGGCCTGCACTTCTTCAAGCTCTTCACGGTACTTCTCGGCGCGGATAGCCCTTGTCTCAGTCTGAAACTCTATGTCACGCATTACAAATGTTCTCTGCTTTCCTGTGACACGACAGAAATCGAGAGCCATACCTACGTTCATAAGGTTTTTATAGGCTTCAATACATTTTTGTACGAGTTTTCTAAAATTTTTGTCTTTTTCCGTCATTGACAAGTCTCCTTTTACGCTCTGACATATTTTCGCATAAAGGTGCATAATCGTCAAGTTTTCACTCAATAAAGGACACATTGTGCGCAATTTAATTTACTTTTTCCACGTTTCCCACGTATGCGGAGCCCACTTTGTGTTGTGTGCTTCTTTGTATTCCTTACGATATTTTTCAAACTCTATTCTGCGTATAACTTCATCAATAGTCCCGTAATAGTATAGCTTATGACTCAACTTACGCTTTGTAATACCCAGCTCAGCAGCCCAGCCTTCAAGCGTGTTCTCTTTACCTTGTCCTTTATACAGCTTCCTTGTACCGTTTAAGTACTTTCCTCTAAAGTCCTCTTTACTTAGAGCCTCTTCTATAGACCATCCTTTTCTAAGTCTGCCACTAACAAGTGTAGGAGATACATCATGTTCCCTAGCAAGCTCAGACACAGTATACTCTTTGCCCTGATATTCAATTATATGGTTGTTACGCCTGTTGTTTTGCTGTACAAGATAAGTTGACCATCTGCAGTTCTCAGGACAGTAATCTCCATTTACATCAATACGGTCTATTGTAAGCTTTTCTGTGTATCCGTGTGACAAGGCCCAATCCCTGAATGGAATGTAATCTTTCCACTCATCACATACCTTGATACCACGGCCACCGTAATATTTATACATCTTACATGTAGTCACATAACACCTGCGCTTCATACCGCTCCATATGCCATATAGCCTTGTACCCCACTCGCCATGTATTGTCTTAGATGCACTACACCCACAAGACTTTGTTTTGCCATTAACGACATTAAACTTTGGATACCATTTTTCACTACTACAAAAGTCACACTTGCACAAAAGCTGTATTTCTCTACGAGGGCTTGTCTTTCCTCTGACTACTGACCGCATATCCAAAACTGTCAAACTGTTGAACTTAGTTCCTACACATACTTTAGTCTGTTTCATATCTGCCTCCTTCAAATATAATAACTCTTTTTTGGTAAAGCGTCAAGTACGGTATCCTGAAAAATCCAAAATCGCGGATGATGAAGGGTATGCATCTCCAAAAAAATTTGTTAGGTAAGCCTAACGTAAGGAAAAACTAACGAACGATAGTTAGTTAGTCCACACTAACAATTTCATTAAACTAATGGTCGTTAGTTAGTGTACTAACGACCGTTAGTTAGTTTTAATGCTGCATTATCCTAGTAAATATACAAGTTCGTCGCGCGTCATGGGTTCACTTGAAATACATACGCCGTCGTCGTCGTATCGCTTAAAATACAAATTATTGCGGTCGCGGAAACGTGCAAGTGTGTGGCGGTCGCGGTCGCTCAAATCGTCGGCGCTTGTCACCATGCGCATTACGTCGGCGTAGCGCTTGTCGGTCTCCAGTGTACGGCGTGCGCGTTCAAGTTCGCACGCGTGTATTAAGTCGGCGCATGGGTCGCGATAAACGCCATTCAATTCGGTGAGGCGGCGTAAGTCGTTTTTATCGCGTGATAATTTGGCCATTTTAGAACGAACGGCGCGCAAGTCGTCGGCGCTCATTGCGTTCTCATTGAGTGATAGTTTTACTGTTTTTTCGTCGGCGTCGTCGTTTAATGCGTTTACGGCCTCCATGAAACGCGCGCGTTTACGGCTTGCGCGGTTATCCCACATTTCAACTACATCAATGATGTCAAACATTTTAGAATTGAATGTCATGTCAGGGCGTTCAAGTTTACCCTTTATTGTATGCTCTGGAATTACCAATTCACGCCCATTGGTAAACGATACAGCCACGCGAGGCGCTACATATGACTGAGTATACGCGGTCGTCGGTTTACAGTTCGCGCGGTCTAACGCATAGCGTAATTGTGAAAATGTTTTAAGCATGGCGCAATATTCAACGCCGTTATAGTGTACGCCGTCGGCGCGTTTTATTGCGCGGTCGCGAATATCCATAAATTTAGCATACAAGCCCGACGCGATAAATAAAACGGCGTCGCGTTCGTTCATGTCATGTTTATCACAATAGTATTTTGCGACGCGTCGCGCACGTTCAACGAACGCGTTATAAATAATGCGTTCGCGTTCTGTCTGGTCTAATAGTGATAACTGTACGGCGTAGCCGTTCAAGTTCATTGTGTGCGCGTTTCCGTCGCGGTCTAAATAAGAATAAAAGTTTTTCATGGTGGTATACCTACCTTCTAAATAAGATTAATTTAAGTTGATAACATCAACTATCTACTATTATAACGATAAAATAAAAATTATCAATAAAAAAATTCAAAAAAATTAAACTTTTTTTATGCAAAACGTCACGCGCCCCATGGTGAAAATTGTATTATTAGTGTAGCGTGCGCGTGCGTTCGCGCGTGCGCGTGTGCGCGTCGGCGCGTTCGCGCGTCGGTCGTCGCGTGCGTGTACGTGTCGGCGCGTTCGCGCGTGTGCATAACTAACAATAGTTAGTAAGCATAAACTAACTAACAATAGTTAGTAAGCATAAACTAACTAACAATAGTTAGTAAGCGTAAACTAACAAATCCTGTGAATAGGGGGTATTTTATGCGGGTAATTGAGACAGAAGTCATCAATGCCCTGCGTCAGCATCAGAACTTTGGAACATCACCAACGGCTAACAACTACTACGGTAATAACCCGGATGGCCGGAAGCAGAGAAGAGACTCATTACAATGGTCGGAATACAATTCGTTCCGCTATGAGCTATGGGGTCATGCTATAGCCGAGGGTGACACAGTAACAAACAATCTGACGGTATCTGACTGCGGGTATGCAACAGCCACAACTGTATCAAGACTGAATGCAGTATTTGCTGCTCTTGATATACCTATGGCATGCTCTATTCGTAAAAAACAGACCGTATGGTTTCTGCATGGACGTGAACTGACCGGCATCGAAAAAGCCAAAGGAATGTATGGTGAATATAATATCAACACAGGAATATGGCAGGTAACTATAGCCTGAAGGGGAATGAAATGGGTGGAAGGATTTATGCAACCATAAATGGTCATAAGTATGAGGTGATTTTCGGCTCATACGTTATAAAGTTCATAAATGTTCAGACAGGTAAACTAAAGGCTACAACGCCTCTTAATACGCCTGTGAGAGAGTTGAAAAACTATCTGTAAGGAGACAGGTATGGATGAAGTTATCACAGATTTCAGAAAGGCATTATCTGAGGCGGAGAAGAGGGGCGCGGTTCAATATAAGGCAGAAAGGAACAGAACCGAGCTTGATATGGCCGTGCTGCATTATAAGCAGGAGAAGGAAAAGCAGGAGAAGAGGGCCCGCCTTTACTCTCGTTAATTTTAGTACCTATAATTTGGTAATATCTGCATATAGTGTTTTTCATTTCTTGAAAAATTAGAAATGTTAAAATTGACTCTATAGATAGATTGTACACAATATAATTTTTCTTGATAAAATCTCTTAAGGTATAATTTTATATAATTGTATACCTATATCATATATAAAGGTTTACAATATAAAATTAAAAAATATCTCTTATAATTATATAAAAATGTTGACAATAAAGGATATGTAATATATAATCAAAATATCCTATCTAATACCTATAACTCTTTAGGTATATAAATCTTTTCAAAATAAAAATTTTTCTCAAATATATCTCTTAAGGAAACAAGAGAGATGTAATTTTCTGTATAAAATAAACACTATATACAGATATAACCAAATTATAGGTACTAAAAAATCATACAATTTTTGTGCATCAGCTAATTCCTTATAATACAAGGAGTTAGAATAAAATATTCCTACACATAGAGGAGGTTAATACTATGGAAGAGGAAGAGAAAAAACCTGAAGAAGTTCCAAACGCTCAGGTAGAATGGCCTGTTGAGGTAAATCTCGACATCGTTTTGAATGATACACGCTACTGTGTTGCTGCAAAGGTATATGATGATATGCGTGTAGACTTGGGAGACCTGAACACTGAGGGTGTTGTAAACTATGAGGATACGCACAATGGCAGGTACTTCAACGTGGTTCTTGTCTCAACTGCACTCAAAGGTGAGGCCCTTCATAAGTCAGGTCGCTTTGCTGATAAGCTTGCAAAGTGCTGCAAGACAGGTTTGTGGCTTGAAAAGGACGACCTTATCATAACACATGACGGAGACTTTATTGCGAGAAATCTTGCAAGGGAGTTCCGTGATGAGTGGTATTACAAAGGTGACGGCTCAACTAAGACCTATATGGACTCAGACGGACGCAGAGACGATTTCTGGGCCCCTGACTGGTACTGGGAAGGCCTTTACTACTGCGAGCACTGTGACTGCTATGTAGAAAGTTCAGATTATCACGGAGACGGCTGGTGTAACTTCTGCTGGGAAGAAGAGCACAGACGGCACGTCATTGAAAGCTACGGAGAGTCTCACGACCACAATGCTCATCCTGTTCTTTTCGGAGAATACAAGGATGCGGCACACTTTGCAGGGTTCGGCTTTGAACTTGAAGTTGATACCTGTGAGGAGCCTGATGAGGATAACGACGAAGTTGCCTCTAATCTCTGCTCTGCCTGTGGCTTGGAAGAGAACGAAATGCGCTTTGCACACGACGGCTCTCTGAACTATGGCTTTGAATGTATCTCAGAGCCGCATACAGTCAAGGACTTCTGGTCTAAGGCTGACAAGTGGAGAAAAATGCTCCGCTATCTGTCAAGTCACGGCTATGAGAGTCATAATCCGGGTACGTGTGGACTTCATATCCACGTCTCACGCAATATGTTAGGAAACACTGTCTCTGAACAGTCTTCTGCTATTGCAAAGATTTACACCTTCTTTGATATGAACTGGGACGACCTTGCAAAGGTATCAAGAAGACGTGACTTCGGCTACTGTGAGAAAAACAATATGTCGGCTACGGCAAGGTGTGACACCAAGGCCAAGACAAGCTACGAAAAGTGGAGAGTGGACGCTACCCGAAGAAGTCAGAACCACTATGTGGCTTTGAACAACGGAAATGCTCACACCTTTGAGTACAGACTCGGACGAGGAACACTCAATGCGTGGTCGTTCTTCTCTTGGATAGACCTTATCCTGACTATCACAAAAAATGCCCGTAGAATTACGGTTGAGAAGGTTGAGACAAACGACCTTATCTCTTGGCTCGGTGGTATCACTGAGTCGACCGCCAAGTATATCTACAAAAGAGGTGCATTCAGAAGTCAGATGCTCACCCTGTATCCTAACATCGAGTGGGAAAGTGACCTCACTGACTTAAGTAACTAAATCAAATCTCAGCCGGGTACGCCCGGCAAATCTTAAAAAACACTAAAAATGTGTAAATCTTACGCAATAGGAGAATAATTATGTGTATAATCGCTTATAAGCCGCTGAATGTGGCATTTCCTGAGGAAAATATCCTTCAGAACTGTTTTGATAATAATGACGACGGGGCAGGGTTTATGTATACCTTCAACGGAGAGGTGCATATCCACAAAGGGTATGAGACTTTTGAAAAGTTTATGGCAGCATTGAACAAGGCCCGCGCCATCACAGGGGACAAAGTGCCTTATGTTATGCACTTTAGAATTGCGACACAGGGATATGAGAGAACTATGACTCATCCTTTCCCTCTGTCTTCTAAAATGGAAAACCTCAAGCGCCTCCATTACAAATGCAGTATCGGGGTTGCTCACAACGGTATTTTGGATATCACCTCTGACGGTGCCAAGACCTACTCAGACACAATGAAGTTCATAACAGACTATCTGTCGAACATTATCCAAAGTTATGACTGGTACAAGAACAAGAGGACAAAAAAGCTCATCGAGTACCTCATCAACGGCTCAAGACTCGCTATCCTCGATGCTCACAGTCACTGTGAACTGATGGGCAAGGGATGGGAAAAAGATAACGGCATCTACTACTCGAACCACTCATGGGCCTACAAGAAATATACCTACACAGGCGGTTCTGCCGGGTTTTCGTACGCTCGGGCATGGTGGGACTACGACGACTATGGCGACGACCTCGTATGGGACAAAGCCAAGGGACGATATGTCCAGAGAAATGCTCCAAAGTCTGACGGAAGTAAAGAAGCTGAAAGCACAGTTTCCGCGAAGGATACGGGAGCTTCAAATGGAGCTTCAAATGGAGCTTCTGATGGAACGGCAGACCCGTGGGCAGAGTATTACTCACCGTTCGCAGGCAGATATTACTTCGATGATAACTGCCCGGGAGTAGAGGATAATGACTTCTCGTACTGTAAAGCTTGTGCAAGCTGCTCGTACTGCTCAGACTATGGTGCACACTGTATACAGGATGCAAAGAAGGCTGCAGAGGCCTAGGGGGTAGATATGTCAGCAAACGAAAAACTCAGAAAATTAAGACAGACTGTGGCAGACTCTTTCTGCCCTTTCGACCTGTTCTGTGAAAATGTTTTGGCATCCGCAGAAGGCAGCGAGGGTTTTGCAAGAAAGTTCGGCAACTGCAAAACAGAAAAAGATATCGAAAATCTCGTCAATGAGTACATTTAGGAGGCAGGTATGCAGAACAAACATTTCCACCTCGATAAAGTAAAACGATACCTTGACGAGGTGTTCTCAAAAGAACGTCACCTCAATACCTACTCAAAGTGTGCCGAGGATATTTACAAAGTGTTCTCATACCTTGAGTGGGTAAACGTGCGTGACGTTGAGTCTTGGCTCAAAGGTGGTAAAATCCGCATTGAGCAAGACCCTCAGAAAATCATAGCTCAAGCAAAAGAGTTCTCAGTGGATATCTCTTCCCTGACTTCTGGCAAGGACAGAACAGAGAAAGATGTTTACTACTGGGCGTTGGCTACTGCCATATGGGTTTATGGCGGTATGGGCAATATAAATCCTGAAGCGAGACGAAGCTATGCTTCGGATTGCGACGAGCGACCAATGGGAGCTATGTATGGAGGCAGAAAATGATACATATAGGTGATAAAGTAATGATTGGGCACACAGGGGGCTGCATATACAACCTATCCGGGATTTTTGGACTATTATCGTGATACTGGAAGTTCAACTTTCACAGGAGGTAGGATATGAAAAAAGTGTACTTCTATTACATATATGAAGCATTGAATATCAATGAAACTAGTGATTACACTATTGCTACTTATAACAGCTTAGATGTGGCACTATGCCCAATACAGTCAGCAGAATACGACAGCCTTAATATAGCGTTAGAAGACCGTGAGGCCACAATGAAAACAGGCCATAAATGTTCTCCTATAGTGGAAGGATGGGTGTAGCCTATGTATGAAGAGTACTGTCCATACTGTAACGAGTACACAGACTATAACCTCGAAGATATTTCAGGGGGTGGACGGATAACGTGTACCCACTGTGGAAAACGTATTCATGCCTGTGCTGCCTGTGAAAATCAGTGCAAAGAGACGGGCAGAAAGGTGTGCTTTACCAATGCAGATTGGAAGGCACGTATATTTCAAAACTCAGTTCATAGGAGGTAAATATGACTAAACAAGAGTTTAAGAATAAACTTTATGAAACAATTCTTGAAGGCATCAAAGGTAGGCCAAATGAAGCACCAATTAAAGCCTTTGATTTTAAGGAAACTGATAATGATGGTAGTGATGATGGTTTTATCCTTGGTACTATCGTTCATTCACGCGGACGCCTTGCTATTTCTACATCAAGATGGGATGCTTCAACTTATGCACTTGACAGCGTATGTTTGGAAATCTTTGACCTTGAAAAAGAATGGAATGAAGCATTCGAATTTTTCTGGAACGAAGTTTTATATGTTCCACAGTGGGATAATCCAAATTATGAAGAGCAGCTTATACTTGAAAAAGAAAACTACACTCATGGTGGGTTCTTTGTGATAAAGGGAAGTAGGTACAAATAAAATTAGTTCATAGGAGGTAGATATGAAAATTGAAGACGTAGAGCTCGACCCTAGAGAGTTGAGGACAATTAAATGTCTACAAGAAAATCTAAAGAACTATATTGATGATGATTTTGCGTTTAGGATTACAGAACGCGTGCGTGATATGTTCATACTAGAGCATATAAGATTAACCATGACAGTACAAAGGGTGAAGAATCAACATACAAATAAAACTCGGTCATAGGAGGTAAATATGAACCAGTTAAACTCAATTATTTTGGAAGGCAATCTCACAAGTGATGCTGGCTATGTGAACGATAAGCTGTTGTTTACAATCAGCGTAAGCCGTTACTACAAAGACACCAACGGGGAGGCCGGAGAGGTAAAGAGTTACTTTGACATTGAAGTTACCGGGGTGCTTGCAGAAAAGCTTCACAGTAAGCTGAAGGAAGGCCGCGGGGTGCGTGTCGTTGGACAGCTCAGGTCTAAGGACGTCGAGGGTAACAGAAAGGTATATGTTTTTGCAGAACATATAGAACTCAGACCTGCCAAGAAAGATATGGTAAAAGTTGTATGCTATGGTTCGGCCAAGATGTATGAACGTCAGAAGGCCATAGACGAGTTTACAACAGCTATTTTATGCTGCGAAGGCTCTGAGCGTGACAGATACTGTCGTATACTCAGTCAGCTCAGAAGTGGTGAAGAGGTGGCCACCGATGGTGACCCTGAACGAGAAATTAAAAAGGAGGCCTAGTATGGCAGAAGAAAAATCATTTGGATACGAAGGATGTACTCTCACAGTAGAGACATCAGACCTTGACAGCAAGGTAACTTTTGCACCTTTTGCAAAGGATGAAAAGCAGATTGACATGTATGTACAGGACATACATCCTGACCCGGGACTTATCTATGCCCTTGCAGTTGCAGCAGCAGGACGTCATCACGTTCTTGTGTACGGACAGCCGTCGAAAGGCAGAGACTACACTACAGCACAGATTACTCAGTTTATGCCAAATCTTATGGCCGGTGAGCAGACAAGCGTAAACCGTATTTTCTCTATTGCAGGGCTTACAAAGCCTAATCAGAAAATTGTTCAGAGACCTTTCCGTATGCCTCATCCTACAGCCTCAATAGAGGGAATGTGTGGCGGAGGGCCGAACTGTATGCCGGGAGAAATCTCACTCGCACACAATGGAGTTCTTTTTCTGAAGGAAGCTTCAGAGTTTAAGACCTCAGTGCTTCAGATGCTCAGAGTTCCTCTTGAAAATGGAAACATAACTCTTTCAAGAGCAGGAAGGAGTACAACTTACCCTGCTGACTTCCAGCTTGTAATGACTTCAAATCCATGCCCTTGTGGTAACCTTACAAGCGGAGACAGAATGTGCTTGTGTTCAGCACAGGCAGTAAGACAGTATTGGGCTAAGTTCTCAGCGCCGTTACTTGAACGTGTATCTATCCGCTACAACACCAACAAAGGAATTATGCCTATGTTTGCAGGGTATAATGAGCTTCGTAAGCGTGTAAAGAGCGCTGTAGAAAAGCAGCTGAAAAGACAGCTGAAGTTTAATCAGGAGCTGACTGACGGTGAGGTTACACAGTACTGTAAACTTACATACAATGCACAGAACGCTCTTGACTTGGCTGTGGCAAGATATAATATCTCACCTAGAGCAAAGGCCAACATCATCAGACTCGCACGAACAGTCCTTGATTTAAAGGACGGTGAGTGGGACGAAATTGGACAGCCTAGTATGGAGCAGGCTATTGCCCTGTATGGAAAACTGCCTGAACAGGCATTTTAAGGAGTAAAATATGGAAAAACAACTTATGGATAAAATCCGCAATCACACAACGGATGATATTGACAAGGATATGATTTTTGCAAGGCTTAAGTCAGCTCATTCACAGGTAGAAGTTATTCTGAATGAGTTGAGTAAGTCTTTGAATAAACTGCACGACCTGTGCCAAGACAAAAAGGATGAAATGGCCCTGCTCGACTTCAGGTTTATTCTTGCATGTGATGATAAGATTATCCATGACAATGACAATAGTGACACTAATGGTGTTCCTATACTCTGTACCTTCGGACAGAAAAATGAAATCAAGGAGCTTCTCAGTACGCTAGAGAAGATTATTGACAGCTAAAATCAGTGTGTTATACTTAAAGAGCTTATTCCTGCTTGCAGGTGTAGCAACCCTGTGTTACAGGGCATATATCTTAAGGGCTTAGACCCGAAATTAGGAACAGTTGGCGGGCTGGAACAATCCGCTACCTCTTAAAAATTATTCTATGTTCACACTTGGCCCTCTAGTCTGTCAGATTAGAGGGCCTTTCTTTTAAGGAGGAATATATGCGTAATGTAGACGCAACAGAGTTACACGTATCAATCAGTCGTGGTAACTCTAAAATGGGTTCAATACCTTCTGTCTCTCTGCCCCCTGTGAAAACCTGTTCACCTGAGGCAGTAAAGTTCTGTAGCAGAAAGTGCTATGTCCGGCGTTATGTAGGCAGACGTAAAACAGTAGGTGCTGCTTACGAGCGAAATCTTTACCTTCTCAATAATGACCCGGTAAAGTTTTGGCGTGAGGTAAATGCAGCAGTTGCTATGGCCACTCACTTCCGCTTTGGAGTCAGTGGTGATATCCCGGATTTACCTTATCTTCTGAATATGATTTGGATTGCGGAGCAGAACCCGCACTGTGAGATTTTATGCTTCACAAAAAAGTACGACATTGTAAACTTTCACTTAAACGTAAAGGCTTATAAGCTGCCTGAAAATCTTCACATTATCTTTTCTGCTTGGAAAGGACTTCCTATGGATAATCCTCATAACCTTCCTGAGGCCCACGTGTTCTACAGGGACGGAACCACCACAGCAAAAGACGGGGCACGCTATTGCAGCGGTAACTGCTACGAATGTGCTATGACAAATGCAAACTGCTGGTCGCTTAAGAAAGGCGAACAGATTATATTTAAGGAGCACTAAGATGTTCAAAGTCACTATCTATGACGACGCTAAGCCGTCATTCCCATTTGAGGTTTTCACTGATGAAAACGAACTCAAGGCTGTACGTAAAGGTATGAATGCTTTACGTTACTATCGCAGTTCAGGTAAGGCGCCTATCGGACGTTTTACAATGAGACTTAGCAAGGAGGGTTGATGAAAAAGGTAAAGCTTGATTTAGCTTATTGGGAAGGAAAAATGGATAAACCCAATGAGCATGATTTGGCAGCAATTAATGACGCTTTCAGGGAGTACCCGAAGGAACGTCGTGACCTGAAGGATGAGGAAAAGCTTGTGCTTGCTGAAATCCTTCTTGCTTCCTGTATGCGTTTTGCTGACGATGCAAGAGGTGACCTTATCAACGCTACTATAGCCAAGTTTGACCAGTTCTTTGCTGTTGAGCCTATGTTCATAGCTCACGAAGGGCAGATATACAGAACATGGCGCTACTCATATAAGGATTATGTGAAAGCTATTCCGCAGATGTGGGCCAAGAAAGCTATCGACAGCATCTACACAAGACTTGGTGTTGAACTTGACGAGGAAGAAATTGACAAGGTATATAAGTCAGACTTTTTGTACAGTTCATTCTTTGAGCTTGTCAGTGAAACCCTTTCAAATAATGCCTATTTCACAATAGACTGCAAGGAAAACTTCAGACTGTTTGAACAGATAAGCTGGTTCAATATGTGGCACTTCTTTGACAAGATGGGCTTTGAAGGGCTTTCTCCTTACGAGGTTCTTGCAGACATCGGCGTGGTTACACCGCCTTCCTCACAGTGGAAAGCTGTTGCTCTTTCTGAGCGGCACTGCTATCAGCTTGAGGAAATCAGAAGTCGTACCCGTGGCAGGGACTATCCTTCTGCCTACGAAAACATCTTTTTGATTGACCTCGCAGGTGTATAAATAAAAATTGCAATTTCCCACTTGACAAAAATACGATAGTGGGTATATATTCAATATCAGACGGAGTAAAGTATGTTGGTTGTAGGTAAAGGACGTGTATCATTTGCACCCGGAGTTAGTTTTAATGATATGTTTCACGAGTATCACTACAAGGGAAAGCAGCTCTCAGGAGTAACCCGAAAGATTTGTGAACGCATGAAGCTGAACTACAAGGATGCAGAAAATCAGGTAATTGAGCGTTGTGACGAAGGAAGTCAGGTTCACGCTTGGATACAGAGCTGGATTGACTCTGGAAGGTTTGACACAATCCATCCCGGAGCTAAGTGGGTACACGACGAGCTTATGAAGCGGTACTCTTCTCCTGACCTGCATGCTGTTGCTATGTCAGAAGTTCTTGTATGGGACTTGAAGGACTATGCTTCGGCAGTAGATATCATAGTTGAGCACGACGGCATATACGACCTGTACGATATTAAGACAGGAAAGTTTAAGCCTGAGTATCTTGCATGGCAGCTTGGTTGTTACAAATGGTTCTTAGAACTGCAGGGTAAAAAAGTTGGTAAGTGCGCATGTATATGTGTTCACGATAAAATGTTTTACAGAGTCCTTCCTCGAGATATTGAGGATGTAAAGACTCTTCTATATGGTGCTAAAGGAGGTAAACATGGCACAGATTAAGGAAATTTCTTTCACAAGAAAATTTAATCTCGGAAATTACGAGACTATGGATGTGTCGCTCACAGCGACTATCGGGCCCGAAGACAGCGTAGACGAAGTCTTCAAGGCATTAGACAGAAAGACCGTTGAGGTCAGAAATAAGGTTCTCAAGAGCTAAGGTGGTAAATATGGCTAAGAAAAAGGAACAGAAAAAACTAACGGATGCGGAGCTTTTGTCTCCTCTTCCTGCCCTTTCCCTTCCTAAGAAGGAAGATGTTGTATTCCCTAATGCAGACAATACGCTTGCAGCTCAGAAGGAGTTCTTGGAGCTTCGTCTTGCAGCAGTTCTTAAAATGGAAATGACTGACGAGAACATTGAGCGTGTACGTGTAATTAAGAGGGGTGTAGTTGGCTGGCGTAATGCCTTTGACAAGCAGGTCAAAGACTATGTAAAGGCAACATATAAAGGCCCTATGGATGTGTTCAAGACCGCAGCAGATGCGATTATGGATGACATTTCAAAAATGGAAGCCCAGTGTGATGAAATCCTTGATAAGGAAGAAGAGAAGCGCCGTGCTCAGGTAAACGCTGCAATCGACGGACTTATTGAAGACCTTTCGGATGAGTTTGGCTTTGAGTTTGAAGTTGAACGTAAGAAGGAATACTACAATAAGACTGCTGACATGAAGGCTGTTGCACAGGACTTGCGTGAACAGTATCAGGCAGAGGCAAATGTCAGAAAGCAGAAGGAAGCTGATATCAAGCTTATTGAAAAGGCTTGTGGTGGTGAGTTTGCGGACTTCATCAACCCTAAGACATACACAGATATGCTTGCCTATGAACCTGCTTCTGTGGTATTTGAAAAGGTTGAGGCAGAAAAGGAAAGACTCCGCGCCAAGTTTGCAGAGAAGGCTATGGCTTCTCCTGCCCCTGCTGAGGAGCCTATGCAGATTGGAATTAAGGTCAACAAGGAAGCTATGAAGAGTGACTTCCCGGGTCTTAATAAGAAAATGACGCTTCAGCTTGAGTATCCTGTAGACTTGGGTGATGAGCTGACTCGTATCTTTGACGAGCTCCGTAAGAACGGAGTAAAAATGAAGGTACTTAAGGTTGAAGAACCTGAAGTTCCTGTGTTCTAAGGAGAACAAAATGAACAGATACTTTCTGACTGTAAACTTCCATGAGGTAAGTACTGACGACTTTACAAGTGATAACTACTTCTACTGGGTCGATACTGAAAAGACAATCAAGGCCGGTGACTATATCATCCTTAAGGATGATACTAACTGGGATGCACTTAAGCTTGTGCGTGTAGCTTCTGCCGAGCTTTTTGAAGCAGGTAAGAAGTATGAGAAAGCCAAGACAAAGGCTTTAATCGGCTTTGCCAATGTAGACGACTACTTCAAGGCAAAGGAAGCTAAGCGCCGCGCCAAGGAAATCAAGGCACAGCTTGAAGCACGCTTCAAGGAAGCTGAGAAAATGGCCTTGTATCGTAAGCTTGCTGAAAGCGACGAGACAATGAAGGAACTTCTTGCAGAGCTTGACTCTCTTGGAGTGGTTGAAGAAGATACAGATATTAAGGAGGAAAAGTTCTGATGAAACACGGTATGAAGATTGGCAAGAAAAAGCCTACTAGATTTTACAGCTGGCTTAATGGTACAGTATTTCACAAGGCTATGGCTAAAATGAAGCTTAGTCAGACAGACAAGCGTGTCGTTGAGTGTGTTGACCACAAGCTCAAGAAGAAGGAAAAACCTTTCTTCAAAGCTCCTACTACACCTAAGCGCACACAGCGCGGTAAATAAGTAAACAAGGTTTTAAGTTTTAGTACTGTTCCTTAATACAGACAACGGGCAGAGCTACAAGGGATTTTGTCTCGCGTACCCGTGGAGCCGGAGTAGAAATCGTAAGACCCATAGCCTTGGTGAGGTAGCTCAGAAGGTTAGAGCGAATGGCGAATGAATGTAACCATATTTGGTCGGTGGTTCAAGTCCACCCCTCACCTAGAGTTGGGTTCCGTGTAAACTGTCACTCAGTGTGGAGGCAGGAACACGGAAGGCTGGTAAGCCCGGCCTTTAAGTTCATATTCTAGTTGAACTTTGAAGCGAAGCGTACTAGACGTGGAGCAGGGCCCACACGGCGCTAACGAACAGACGGAACTGTGAACGGCTGAGACCCCTCCCAATGTCAAGGCTTTTACCCGATAGCAGGGTTCGACTCCCTGCAGCGCCATAGGCCTTCAACGGTCGATATAAACTCTCTCCGATGTGAAGGATTGGTGAGCGTATCCACCGGAGATACGCAAGCGAAAGCGAGTAGGACAGAGGTCTCCTAAAAGGGTATTCATCAACTCTGTTCTGCGGTTAGTCAGCCTTAAGGCTTTTTGGAAAAGTCCCTCGGTTGCCGCCGAGGTGAGGGGTTCGAAACCCCGGCTGACTTTATGGCTTTCTGAACGCGTCGGCAGGAAGCTTAGAAATAAGGGCGCACGAGAAACGTTTTTACGTTTTACGTTATTACCATTTTTACGGAGGTAGCTACTATGGCTACAAAGAAGACACCTG